GCAGAAGAAGAAGAACGGCTCTCGCGTTCAAATTCAGAGTATAGTTCAGATGAGGAGACACCTAAGCGTGAAAAAAGCAAAGAACCTATTCGCCACACAGTAAATCCGTATAGTCAAGCCAGCACTAGTGGCCAGTCATGGAGTGAAAGAATATTTGGAAAAGGATTTAAGACTAAATCTAGAAGAAGAAAAGGTTCAAAAAAGAGACGTGGTCGCGGCAAAAAAACAGCAAGACGTAGTCGTAGACATTAAATTAAATTCCAAATTTTATTTAAAAATTGATTTATTATTATACTAATTTTATATTTAGTATAGTAATATGGAGTTATCAAAATTAACTAAGTCAGAACTTTTAATAAAATGTCAAGAACTTGGAATTAAAAAATGTAAATCTAAAAGTAAAGATGAGTTAGTTAAATTGATAGAAAGTTTGTCTAATGAAAATAGCAAAGCATTACTTAGCGAAGCATCCGTTAACAATAATATTGTTGCTACAACCATAAATGATCCTAGCATAACTATTGAAAATATGTGCGGACTTGAATACTTGAAAACATTGGATCCCAACTCTATTGATTTAATATTAACAGACCCACCATATATTATATCTAAAACAAGTGGTCTAGATAAGCATTACAATAATGTTAAATATAATGAAGAAAACAATATTAATGAAGTTAAGACACAAGAACAATGGAATAACTATAAAGAGCAAAATGCTATTGAAGATGATTTACAAAAAGACAATTATATAAAATATGGTTCAATATATGGAAAAAAATATTGTGTGAAAACTGATTATGGAAATTGGGATAGTGATTTTACTTTGACTATTTTAGAAAAATTCATTGAACATTATTATAAAGTATTAAAAAAAGGAGGAACATTAATAATGTTCTTTGACTTATGGAAAATCACAACCCTAAAAGATTTGCTAGAAAAGTATAATTTTAAACAAATTAGATTTATTGAATGGATCAAAACAAATCCACAACCAAGAAATAGTAAAGTAAATTATTTAACAAATTGTAGAGAGATTGCACTATTAGGTGTTAAAGATGGTTGTCCAACATTTAATAGTGCGTATGACAACGGAATATATCATTACCCATTACAAGGGGGAAAAAATAGGTTTCATCCTACACAAAAAAGTTTGGCGCTGTTTGAAGAACTCGTTAAAAAACATTCGAAAGAAGGCGACATAGTATTAGATACATTTATGGGGTCAGGAACTACAGCACTAGCATGTAAAAACACTAAGCGCAATTTTAAAGGATGCGAAATTAGTAAAACATATTATGATAAAATAGTACCACTCTTATAAATATACTTACAAATTGTTAATTGTAAAATATTGTTCAAACAATGTAAGCAATTTTTCAAAACACCAGCGAAATTTAATACAATCACGTTTATTATGAACTTGAAATTCACCAATAGTTATTCCATCTATGCTAATAGACGAACTTTCATTCCATAATTTATTTTTTACATTATGACTAAATTTAATAGCATAATTTGACCAAGTTATATGCTCTTTTAATACTATAAATGCCAATAAATTTTTATGTTTATTATAATAGAGTATTGGACAGTCAAAAGTATGCGCACTATAGACTTGTAATAAATTAGCAATATTATTTATAATATATAATTTAATTTGCTCTAAACTAGTAATTGGATCTAGTGCGAAAAATTCACAAAACTTCTTGCGTGAGGGTTGCCCTATAACTTGCGGACAAACTTTTCCATCTTTTTTGGTTGTTTTAGCACTTAAATGGATTATAGAATCATTTATACATTCAAAATCATATTTATTTCCACGACTAGCACAATGTTTAATAGCATAAGGAAACACATTTTTCAAATTAGTAAGTTTGTTTTTGAGAGAATGGGCATGTTCTAAACTATATTTGTAATTTCCATCATAGGGTGTATCATAATATAAACATATTGCCATTTCAAATATTTTACCTAAATCTTCAGTAAGCACTTTTTTTGTTGTTGTTGTCATAATTGATTATATAGGTTAATAGTATTTTATAAATAAATCACATACTAATTCAATTTTAATTATACATAGTATTGTATTATTTAAAAATTGATTTATTATTATACTAATTCATAGTTAGTATAATAAGCATAATGCCTTTTACAAAAGCAACAAAATTTTTATATAGCAAGACGCTATTTAATATGTTATTTTTAAATGAAGTGGGACCGCTTGGGCACTGGAGTCAAGAACGATGTGCTATTAAATTAAATAAGAAAATAGATTTGGCAAATGAAGACAACTGTGGTCCTTGTGGCGAATATATATTAACTAAATTAGATTTGACTAAGACAAAAAATACAAAGGCTATTAGTCCATATTTAATTGCCGAACATGAAGAGCAAGAGCATGTAAAACAAAAGATTAATTATAAACATTATTTACTTAGTAAATAGCGAACTCAATTTGATATGCGCCCCATTATAATATTTTTTCCTATATTCTCTCATAGTTTCATCTTTAATACGTGTAGTTTTAAAATAATTATATGTTTTATTTTCTTGTAATAATTCTATTATAAAATATAACGCATACATCCCACATTGTCCATCTCCGTATTGATGTGTGAATCCTTCATTGTTATCTACTATTAACTTAATATTTAAATTATGTGCTTGATTTACTATTCTCTCAATTAAAACTTTAATTTGTTTTGGTGTTTTAGTTCCATTGCTATCAAAGAAAAAAATAAATTTTTTAGTTAAGTCTATAAATAGTGCTATCCAATGTTGTCCTGGTTTATTATGAGGATCAGTATTAAATATTACACCTATTTTACTAATTTTATTTTTTATATATTCCTCTAAATTAAAATTACATAATTGCTCCCATACACAAGTTGAAAATAATTCTTTAGAGTCAAAATCTATTGGCGATGGTCCAATAAACTTAAAATTCTTATTAGATTTTTCATATTGCTTCATTATTTTTATTATATCAACACTGGATAACCAAGTATTTGGTTTATTTGACCATGCTTCCGGAGAGAAAGGTTTAAATATTTCTTTTACTAATAAATCACTGTTATGTACTTTACTTAATTGAGTATTTTTTAACCAACATAATTCATCATAACATTGTTTATCTAATTTGTTCTTAAAAAACTCCCATATTTCTTTGCTATTATTTGTTACTATTTTATCACTATTATTAGCATTCCATACATTTTTAAATACTTGTAGGTTGCTTCTTGAGTAGCAAGTGTAATCTTTTAATTCTGGATCTATATTTTTATTTTGATATGGCGAACATTTAAGTTTGTTAAATTTACGACTCATTTTATGTTTCTGCTTATACGAACGCATTTTTTGTGATGTTTTTGATACTAAACGCATTTTTTGTGATGTTTTTGATACTAAACGCTTTGTTTTAGTAAATTTTTTATGTTTGTTGTTTTTTACATTACTCATATTAATTATTGCTTTACTAATTAATATATAATTATAAAAAAATTATTCCCTTTTTTGTGGAAGTATCTTCTTATTATATTTATTTGATTTTCTGACAACAAATAAATCTAAGTTCGATATTTTTTTTGAAGTATCAGTTGGACACATACAGTTAATTGTTTCGCTAGTTATATTAAAATCACTCACTATTTGATCATTTAAACTGCTATTTGAATAGTCTTTTAATTCGTCTTTTATTATGTTCTTCATTTTTTTTTCTTTTAAATGTAATATTAAGTTTAATACATACAATAAATAATATAATTTGTATTTTTCGCCTATATTATTATTTGTATTAGTAGTATTAGTCAATAGTTTTTCTAGAGTGGAACTATTATATTTTAGTATTTGCTCTTTATATTCACCAATATTGTCTTCTAAATTATCAAATATTTCTTTTAATAAACTATTATTACTTAATAAATGTTCCAATTTATTTGTTTTTGTATGGTGAACTTGGTTTGTTAAATATAGTAAGTCTATGTTATTTATAAATGACTCAATAGGTTTAACTTCTTTAACTTCTTTAACTTCTTTAACTTCTTTAACTTCTTTAACTTCTTTAACTTCTTTAACTTCTTTAACTTCTTTAACTTCTTTAACTTCTAAATCTATAGCAACTACATTACATTGTTTGGATTTCTTATTTTTATTATTTTTCTTATTTTGTTCCATAGTTACTTAGTATTATAATAAACTTTATTTTAAATCTTTTAATTGAACTCGTGTTGAGTTATAAAATATTTCATTTCCAATTGAATTTGATATATTTGGATTAAAATCATTAAAACTTTCCTCTTTAAATAATAAATGTTCATCTAAGTTAGTATGGTGTGTTGAAAAATTAATAGTATTTTCATATAAATCGCTGTTAGTATTTGGAAGATAAGCAACTTGATCGGCTTTTTGTAAAGCAAAAAATTGATTTCTTAATGAGGACTCTTTATCAATATTTGTAGCAAAACCGCGAAAATGTGGTTTTCTAGTTCCTGGGAAAAACGTATTGCTTACATCATATAATACATTACTATTAATAGGAACGCTTGCTTCAATCGGGTGATTATAAGTAGGCATTAAAGTATACTTTGTATTTACCGGTCTAAATGAAAAGTTAATTCCTAAATTATTGGATGGAAAATTTCTATTTGCTATTGAATTATTCATAATATTATGATCTTCAAAATTATGTAAAGTCACGTTATACAAATCATTGGTCATCGTCATTTTATTATATATTATAAATACTATATAAATTTATTATATTATTTATCTAATTTATCTAATTTATCTTATTTATCTTATTTATCTAATTTATCTAATTTATCTTATAAAAAAAATATTAAGAAATTTTTTTACATACTATAAATCTAACGCTTATATTCCTTTACAATATTATAATTCAAATAATTATAATGTTTTGAATTAGTATTATATGTTTTTTGGGTCTTATTATTATACATTGATCCTCTATATTTGCTCATATGAAAGCGGTTGTTTTCGCATTGTTGCTTCCTAAATTGCTTAAGTTTGTTTTTCTCTTGTGCTTTTAAGTCAAACATATTTGACATCGCATTATTAGTAGTAAGAATACTCATTAAAATAAATGCTGAAGTTGCCATTATAAACTTTTTATCTTTAAATAATAAAAAAATAACTAATCAATTTTTTTTATTATCTTTGAAACTTATATTCATGTTTTTACAAAACATAAACTATATTTACATTATAATTTGAAACATCATTTTTTCTAAAAGCATTTTGGCGAACAAGCGGCGGTGGTTTTTTGTTTTGATGATTATAAGAATTATATAATGAATTACTAATGTAATTCATAAGGTTAAATACTTTAACCATAATAATATTGTTATTATTATTATTCATCTTTAATATTCTATAAAATAAATATTGTTTGTTAAAGCAAATCAATTTTTTTTAACATGACATATTATTTACTTCGCATCAGAAAGACTTGTGGCATCGTTATTAAACCAAGTCATTTTAATAGTGGCAATATTGGTTTTTATAATTTTATATGACGTGCTTAAAGCATACAAACTTATTAATTTATAATATTCTTTATTTTGGATCCAACTAATAACTTCATAATAATTACTATAACAATATGATATATTTATAATGCTAGGTATAAAATTATGAATTTCTTTAAGTCCAATAGTTTCTAATTCTCTCCAAAACACATTTCTCCCAAATAATTCATAATTATATTTATCTAAAATATAATCATCCATAGTTTCATAACAATCAATCGGATAATTATATAAATTTAAGTATTTTGTAATGTTCTCACTATTCATAATAATTTGCTTTATGGTTTTATTCATTTTGTCAATTAAGTCTTCATCTACAATCATATTGTTGTTTTTCTTAGCGTTTAATAATATAAACTACTCAATTTTTCTTCATAATCTTTTTTATTGTGTCTTATTAATTTATTATTAATTTCTAATATACATTCGCTCGTTGATGTTATAAATAAATCAGGAATAAATGAATGGATTAGCGCTTTAAAACAAGAAATAAATAATATAAAAGCATAATTTAAAGACACACATATGTTCAAAATAATCCATATTCATTTCTCTCAAATGTTTAAATTCTAAGAACATAATATATAAAATATTTATATTTTATATTTTATATTTTATATTTTATATTTTATATTTTATATTTTATATTTTATATTTTATATTTTATATTTTATATTTTATATTTT